ACTTTGTAAAGAAGAAACGAAAGGACACGACCTACATTCATACAACTTATCTAGATAACAAGGAAAACTTAAGCGATTCATTCATACAAGCAGCGGAAAAAACCAAAGTAGAAAACCGAGCAAGATACGAACACCTATTTTTGGGAACTTGGTTAGATGACGCCGAAGGAATGCTATGGAATCGGGCGATAATTGGAAAAGCTAGAATCGACAAAGCCCCAAATCTAACAAGAATAATTGTCGCAATCGATCCAGCCACAACGGCCAACATGAATAGCGACGAAACGGGAATAATTGTAGTAGGCAAAGATTCAGAAGGCTTTGGATACGTTTTAGAGGACTTAAGCGGAAAATATAGCCCTAATCATTGGGCGAACGTTTCAACGGATGCGGCCTTCCGCTGGAACGCTGATTGCATAGTAGCGGAAAAGAATCAAGGCGGCGACATGGTCGAAGCGGTTTTGAAGTCGCAAGGCTCAAACTTTAGAATAAAGCTAGTAACAGCGACAAAGGGAAAATACGTCAGAGCTGAACCCGTGTATTCATTATATGAACAAGGTCAAATATATCACGTTGGAAGTTTTCCGCTTTTAGAATCGCAAATGGTTACTTTTGATCCTGACAAAGGGAAAAGCCCTGACAGAGTAGACGCCCTTGTTTGGGGCTTAACTGAATTAATGGTAAAAAACAATTTTGAATTCTCTATATGAAAAAAGAAACAATTGCTTTGATAATGTGGATAGTAATTTGCTATCTGTTGGCCTCATTTGTATTCCTATCTTTTAACGTTTTTGCTTGGCAATGGTACGGCCGTTTAGGATTGGTATTAATGTGGTTTTGGGGATTGGCATATTTTGAAAAAAATATTTAATGTATATTTGCTAAAACGAATATGCTATGCTATTAAAGGCTCTAAGGTCTTATATTAATCCTGCGGTTATTTCGACACCACAGAGACCCGATGTAAACCTACTAAATCAAATCTTGTATGGCCAATTTACGGCCTCGACTATGGTCGTTTGGTACGACTCGAATCAACAAACGTTTATAGACAAAGGTTACAAAGGTAACGCTTTGGTTTATTCTATAATTAGGAAAATAGCGGAAAAGGGAAAACAATGCCCTACTTACGTTTATAAGGAAACTGAAGCAGCTAAGAAATACAGAGGCGGAAAATACAACTCGAAAGAGCTTAACAGATTGCAGAGCATAGCATTTAGAAAAAAGGAGCTGCAAGACGTTACTTACTCTGATCCTGTGAATCAGTTGATTAAGAATCCGAATCCGATGCAGACATGGGCAGAATTCTTGGATTCGATGCTAACATGGTACAATACTAGCGGAGAAATCTTTGTTTATGGATTTCAGCCAACGGACGGCTTGAATAAGGGCAAAATAAAGGAAATGTATGTTTTGCCGTCTAACTATGTTGAAATAGTTGCGGGAAGTTTATTTGAGCCTGTGCGAGGTTATAAGTTGATTATTGGAGATCAGAACATTGAAATTCCAGCTGAACAGGTATTGCATATAAAAACGACAAATCTAACGTGGGATTTGAATGGAGCCCAACTTCGTGGAATGCCTCCACTCTTGGCAGGTTTAACAACGTTGCAGGCAAATAACGAAGCTACGGAGGCAAAGCAGAAGACTTTTCAGAATGGAGGAGCAAAAGGCATTATTTCTCCAAATGTAAATAATCCTGAGTTTTGGCCATCCCCTGATCAAAGGGCAAAGATGGATGAGCGGATTGATGAGAGGATAAATGGTAATAAGAATTTAAATAAGATTGTAGCAAGTTCTATTCCTTTGCGATACGATGCAATCGGATTGAGTCCTGTGGCAATGGATATTATCAACTCTCAAAATATGGACTTGCAAACGCTTTGCGGTCTTTGGGGAGTTAATCCAGTATTGTTTAGTTCAAACGCTACCTATGCCAATTTAGAACACGCTCAGAAGTCTTTGGTTACGGATGTAATTATGCCACAGCTTCAAATGATTGAGGAGAAGTTTACTCAATGGATTGGAAGGTCTTATGGTATGGATTACGTTGTAGACTTTGATATTTCATCGTTCTCTGAGCTTCAGCCTGATGTTAAGGTGATTTTGGATACCTATGGCAAGTCTCCATACTTTACAGGAAACGAGGTAAGAAGCCTATTGAACTGGCACGCAAGTGAAGACCCAGCTATGGACGTTCATTGGATACCTAGCAACGTAATTCCAAGCGATGAGGCGTTAGGAACTGCTGCAACGGACTTTGTAGATTTCCAAGCATAAGAAATGAGAAAAATAAATTATTCCAAGGTCAGAAGGTCAGCTCAAGCCGATCTAAAGAAATACGAACGACTTGGAGTAAAAATATTTACTGAGGCATTAAAGTTGCAGGCAAGGGAGAATGTTCCCTTGCTTCCTATGCAGGAGGCTTATATTAAGTTTTATCAGACTGTATTTATTGATTCTGCTACTAAGGAGTTTGATAGGATAAGACAAGATAATAGGGAGAAGAAGTTTCTCCCTGATGATTTTTTTGTTAGAACTTGGCTTGAGTTTATCAAGAACTGGGTTATTCAGAATTTAGGTCAATTAATATTTGATGTTACAGATACTACTCAAAATAGGGTAAATGAAATTGTTGCTCAGGGTATTGAGGAAGGATTGAATCCTAGACAGATTGAGGATAGGTTAATTCAACAAATCCCTGACATTAAAAGAGCTAGAGCGATTGCTAGAACGGAATCGACACGAGCTTATAATGAGGGTAAACTGAAGTCAGCGATTGATTGGGCCAATGAGACAGGAACTCAGTTGTGGAAGATATGGATTCACGGAGGAGCTAAGGAGCCAAGGATTCAACACATACAAGCACAGAATAAACCGATAAGAGCTGATCAACCTTTTGTGTTTTTTAACAATGGTGTTGAGGTATTAATGGATAAACCTGGTGATATAAACGGAGGGGCAGCTCAGACTGTAAATTGTTCGTGTGTAGTAATTTATGTATCAGAATCCTATGCAAGAAGATATTTTAAGGTGTAAGGAGTTTTGTTTCCTAATTTTATTTATTTGTATATTTGCTTAAACGAATATCAAATGCTAGAGAAGGCCGAGCAATCTTATTCCGATTATCCGCAAGCTGTTAGAAATAACGCTAAAAGGGTTTTAAAGTATGTAGAGGAAAATGGTTGGGGCTCTTGCGGTACTCCAGTAGGAAAGCAAAGGGCTAGTCAGTTAGCAAATGGTGAACCTGTTTCTGTTGATACGATTAAGCGAATGTATTCGTATTTAAGTAGACACGAGGTGGATTTAGAGACCTCCACTTCTTATGGAGAAGGTTGTGGGTTGTTGATGTACGATGCTTGGGGGGGTAGGGCTGCTTTGACTTGGAGCAGAAACAAATTAAAGGAATTAGAAAAAACTAGCGATATGGGTTTTGTAAAAAAAGGATTAAACCAAGGATTTGCCGAGAGCGATATGAAGCAAGGAGTCGTAAGCGGTTACTTTGCTGTTTTCGGTAACAAAGACCTTGATGGCGATATTATCGAGCCAGGAGCGTTTACTAAGACTATAATGGAGCGTGGCCCTCAAGGAAAGCAATTAATCAAGTATTTGCTAGATCACGATAAAAATAAAGTGGTTGCAAAAATTACCAATCTTTACGAGGACAATAAAGGATTGCGTTACGAGGCTAAAATAGGAAGCCACGCTGCTGGTCAAGACTTTCAGAAAATGATTGAAAGCGAATTGATCAATCAGCATTCTTTTGGATTTAGAACTATTAAAGAGCAGTTCGACCAAGAGTCTAAAGCAAACCTAATTAAAGAGGTAATGATGTATGAAGGATCAGCAGTTCAGTTCTTGGGTGCTAATCCTGAAACCACATTTATTGATCTTAAAAGCGAAGCTGATGCATTCGAGTATCTTTCAAGACTTGAGAAGTTTGTAAAGACTTCAGATGCAACAGATGAGACATTAGAAAAATTAGAAAATCAACTTAAATCACTTTTGGAAGTTCTAAAGCCAGCTGAGCCTACTTTAGAAGAGACGAAAGCCGAGGAGGTCGAAATAATAACAATTAACGAACTAAAAAAACAATTTGAATCATGGAAAATCTAACAATTGATGCCGTTAAAGCGGTAATCGCAGAAGCTGGCGAGGCTCTAAAGGCTAAAGCAAGCAATGCAGAAGTAAAAGCCAATGAGGCTTTCGAAAAGGCTGAGAGCCTATTAAAATCTTTGGATAACGTAGTTAGCAAGGAAGATGCTGCTGAAATGCAGAAGCAACTTGACAAGCTTGACATCGCTATGCAGAAGAGTGCAGTTGAGAAAGAAGTGAAAGCTGAAGATTTCAAAAGTGCATTTATGAAGGCTTATGAGCCAGTAAGAGCAGAAATCGAAAGACTAAAGAATGAGCCTAACTCTCGTCTTAAGTCTCCTTTGGTATTTGAAATCAGCGAGAAGGCAGTAGGAACAATCACTTTGGCTTCTACTCTTGCTAGTGGATCATCTGCTTCTCAGGTAACTATCTCTGAGTTTACAGGTGTTGTATCTCCTGTTCGTCAGCGTTTGTTGACTTACTTGGCTAATGCTTCTGTTGGAGCAATCGGAACTCAGTACGCAGTATGGGTTGAAGAGTACGATCAGGAGGGAACTCCAGTATTCATTGGTGAAGGTGTTGAGAAAACTCAAATCGATGTTCAGTACAAGGAGCAGAGAGCTAAAGTTGAGAAAATCGGTGTTCACATGAAGGTATCTATGGAGATGCTTGAGGATGCTTCTTACTTGGCTTCTTACATCCAGTCTAATGGAGTTAAGCGTGTTGAGACTGTTATCGAGAACCAATTGTTCACAGGTAATGGTTCTTCTCCTCAGCTTGCTGGTTTGCTTTCTAAGTCAACTGCATTTGATGGAGCTTCTATGGCTGGTGGAGTTGAATCTGCTACCAACTGGGATGTTATCCACGGAATCATCGCACAAGTACAGGCTGCTAACGGAACTGCTACTGGTGTATTCGTTGAGACTGGAGCTTATCACTTGATGCTTTCTGAGAAAGATGCAGACAAAAACTACATCTTGCCAGCTGGTGTTTCTTTCGATGCTAATAGCGGAATCAACGCTTGGGGTGTAAGAATTATCCCAACTAACGCTTTGACTGGAACTGCTGCTGACTTCGTAGGTGGTGATCTTTCAGTTATTAACGTACGTTTAAGAAGCGGATTGCAAGTAGCAATCGGAGAGTCTGGCGATGACTTCATCGATAACTTGAAGACTGTAAGAATCGAGCAGCGTTTGGTGCAGTTTATCTCTGCTAATGACGTTCCAGTATTGGTTAAAGGAACTTTTGCAGCTGCAAAGGCTATCCTTGAGACTACTTAATAGTGTTTTGTGTTTAGTGTTTAGGGTAAAAGGGCGGGAAATTTTCCCGCCTTTTTTTTGTATAACATATTGAAAATTAGTTTATTTAGAAAAATAATTATCAGATATGGCAGATTTTACAATGTGTAAGCCACAAAGATGCAAGCTTAAAATGACTTGCGAGCGGTACACAGCTAAAGCTAGTGATATGCAAATTTACTTCACTAAAGAACCAAGCAACCAGGACGGAACTAAATGTGAGATGTATTTTAAAAAGAATTGTAAGCCATGCGGCGAAATCTAAAAATCAAATGAACAAAACAGAAACATTACAAAACATTATCGATCTAAATGGATACAAGTCCTATTTAGAAATAGGATTAGGCGATGGAGCTAACTTTAAAGCCATTCAAGTAGATTACAAGCAAGGTATTGATCCTGTTGTAAATACTGACTCAGATTCGTTCTTTGAATCTAATACGGAAAGTTTCGACTTGATATTTATTGATGGGTTACACCATTCTGACCAAGTAGAAAAGGATATTGTAAACGCTTGGAATTTTCTTAATACTAAAGGGCAAATATTGATTCAC